CGTTTGCTTCGAGGAGAACCCAGTATGAGCGCAAAAAAGTTTAGATTCGTATCCCCAGGCATTTTTTTAAATGAGATTGATAATTCTCAATTGCCTGCACAACCAAGAGACATTGGACCAATAGTTGTTGGTCGTATGCAAAGAGGACCCGCTATGAGGCCGGTCCAAGTTGATTCATTTTCAGATTTCGTTGAGATGTTTGGAGAGCCCCACCCAGGTGGAGAGGCCACAGATGCTTGGAGAAATGGAAATAAGATTGCTCCTACTTATGCTGCTTATGCCGCACAGGCATGGTTGAAAAACTCTTCAACAATTAACGTTGTTCGTCTTCTCGGTAAAGAACACCAAGATAAAACTACTGGTGGCGAAGCTGGATGGAAGATTGGTGATAATGCAGTTCCTGCCACTGCTTCCTCCACAGGCGGTGCCTACGGTCTGTGGGTTTTTAATAGCGGCAGTAACCCAGCACAGACAGGTTCTCTCGCAGCAGTTTGGTACCTCGAATCGGGTTCTATCGAATTGACAGGCACATTTGATGGTAAACCAGAGTATGTAGCATCTTCTGACGGAACATTTACTGCCCATCTTAGTGGTAGCAACCTTTCCAAGAACATTAAATTTAATCTTGATCCTACTAGTAAAGATTACATTCGCAAGGTTTTCAATACCAACCCTTCTTCACTATCTGCACCGGCAGACGAAAGTTATTGGTTGGGAGAGACTTTTGAAAGAACTCACAAAATGATGAGGAATGTCACCAGTTCTCCTACTCATGGTGTTATTCTTGCACTCCAACAGGGAACGTCCAAACATCATAACCGCAACAATTCTTTTGAGCAATCTGAGGACGGCGGTGGACAAACTGGATGGTTTGTTCCACAATCGCTCGAATCAACAGTCGATTTTGATAATCTCAAGAAACTTTTTAAAATTCACGACCTTGGTCACGGTGAGTGGTCACAAAACAATCTTAAAATTTCGATTGCCAATATCAGGCACTCCCAAGACGAGTTTAACCTCTATGGTACATTTGACGTTCTCGTAAGACGCATCAGCGATACAGATAAAGCGCCAATCGTATTGGAACAATTTAGCAACTGCAATTTAAACCCAAATTCTCTTGACTATCTTGGACGCAAAATTGGTACACAATACGCTAAATATGACGCAAATGAGCGCCGCTTAAAAGTTGAAGGACAGTATCCAAATAACTCAAAGTATATTCGTGTACGAATGCATGAAAATATTGATGCCGGGTCAGCAAACGCAGAATTCCTACCCTTTGGTGTCTATGGACCTTTAAAGTACAAAGATACAACCAAGACCGGTGCCGACGCCTTACTGGCAACTGGATCTATGGTTACAGCATCCGCTGCTATAACAGCTTCCGCTGGTATGCCAGACGACCTATTGTTACAATTTCCAAAACCACAACTACGCCTAAGCGCAAGTCAAGATGATCCAGGTAATGTGAAGGATGTTTATTTTGGAGTTTGGACAGGTAAGACAAAAAACAACTCTAAGTTTAATGAAGATATCCGTGATATTGTTCGTGCCAAGTCTAGCGATGTAGACCAACAAGACACTACTGACTTAACAGAACACTCTTTTAAATTTACTTTGGATTATATTAGTGGAACACTCGTTTCCGGTTCAAGTCCAGCAGAATACAGTGAATTTACCTATAACGATTCTGTCGCAACTCAAAAATACATCACTTCTGGTTCTTACAAAGACTTGTTAAATGCTGGTATTGATTCTTTCACGACAGTTCTAGCAGGCGGTTCTGATGGTTTTGATGTCACCAAGATGGAACCATTGGCAAACCAACATATGACCGATGGCAAAAACGACAAGAACAGTTATGTGTTCAATTCTTATAAAGAATCTATTGATAATATTAAAGACCCAGAGTTTGTTGAATACAACATCGCAACAATCCCTGGACTAACCCATGAAGGATTGACTAGTCAACTCATTGAAACTGTTGAAGCTCGTGCCGATGCATTGGCAATCATCGACCTTAAAGATGGATTTAAACCATCGCACGAGACCACAAGTAAAAAGAAAGAGTATGGTAATGTCGATACAGCAGTAACAAGTCTTAAAAAACGTGGGTTAAACTCAAGTTACGCCTGTGCTTACTACCCTTGGGTACAAATCAGAGACACTCTATTCGGTAATCTGGTTTATATGCCACCATCAGTTGCAGCCCTCGGTGCTATGTCTTACACAGACCGAGTTAAGGCTCCTTGGTTCTCCCCAGCGGGATTCAACCGTGGTGGATTGACAAGCGGTGTAGCAGGCATCCCCGTTGTTTCGGTAACAGAGAAACTCACCTCAAAGCAGCGTGACAAACTCTACGAAGCAAACATTAACCCAATCGCCTCTTTCCCAAGCGAAGGTATTGTAATCTTTGGTCAAAAGACCCTTCAGGTTACACGCTCTGCTTTGGATAGAATCAACGTCAGAAGACTTCTTCTGTTCGTTAAGAAAGGCATTTCAAGAATCGCTACTGACATTCTCTTTGAACCAAACGTTCAAGAGACTTGGGATCGCTTCATAAACCAAGCAAACCCATTCCTTGGCGATGTCAAAGCACAATTCGGTTTAACGGATTATAAATTGGTTCTTGATAGTACCACAACCACAGACGACCTGATTGATCAGAATGTTCTGTACGCTAAGGTCTTCCTGAAACCAGCCAGAGCAATTGAATTTATCGCAGTTGACTTTGTGATTGCAAACTCAGGCGCAGCATTTGAAGATTAATAGGAGAGAAATCTAATGGCAAAACAGACTAGTATTCCACAGTGGCAGTCACCCAACATTGAACCAAAAAGAAAGTTTAAGTTTATTCTTACTTTCGGAGATATTCCAGCATGGGTGGTTAAAACTTCTGGTCGTCCCACGATAAACGTATCTGCCGGGGCAACTCACAACTATCTTTCACACGAGTTCAAATTCCCAGGTAGGGTTACTTATGATGACATTTCAATTTCTCTCGTAGATCCTATTGATCCTGATGTCGCTTCTTTGATGTTTCAAATCATCCAAGACTCCGGGTATGTCCTTCCTAATGATTGGACAAATGATAACTCGGGATGGAAGACAAGTATTTCAAAGAAGAAATCCATAGCAGCAACCAAAGGTCAGATTGCCATTAAAACAATCGATGCCGCTGGTAACGATGTTGAAAAGTGGACCCTCCACAATGCTTGGGTAAAGAGCGTTAATTATGATGATGTTGCATACGATAGTGAAGAATTGATGACTCTATCAGTTACTCTATCTTATGATTTCGCTAGTCACGAAGTTTTTTCAAATGACTAATACTTACTTATAAGATGACACAACAAGACCAATTTCGTATCATTAATGAAGCGCAACAAGCGTATCGGTTTTATCTTTATATAAACGACATACCACAAGCGTTCATTACAAATGTTTCCAGACCAAGTTATCAAGTTGGTACGGAGCAGTTTAAACTTTTAAACCACTATTTCAACCAACCAACCGACATTAAATGGCAACCTATCACATTTACAATACGAGAATTGTTTTCAACAGATATGTTCAAGTCAGTTGGAAAAACAATGATGGACAAACTAACGGATACAGCGTATGATAATCCCCAAGATACAGACGGAAGTAACTTAAAAAATTTCACAAAACGTGATTTAATAGAAGCACTAGGAACTGTCTGCATCCACTCCATCACCCCAGAAGGAGAAACATACGAGAAATGGACACTAAATAACGCAATGATAACAGATGTTAAATTTTCACAATTAGATTATACATCAGAAGGATTGACAGATATTAGTGTTACCGTTACATACGATTGGGCAGACTTACAATATATGAGGCAATAATGAGAAACAACGAAGACAACTTCGCTCCCCCACCACCACAACAACAACAATCCTATTCAAGACCAACAGACTTCGTAAAACTACCTTCCAAAGGTAAGTTTTATCCACCAGGACACCCTCTCTACAACAAAGAAGAGGTCGAAGTATCCTTTATGACGACAAAAGAAGAAGATATTCTTTTATCACCGTCCTACAATAAGAAGGGCAATGTCTTTGATAAGTTGATTGAAAGTTTGATTGTGGGCAACGTAAAAGCAGAATCTCTATTGATTGGAGATAAGAACGCTATTCTACTCAACGCACGTAAGAATGCCTACGGTTCAGATTACCGGGTATCGCTTATTTGTCAACACTGCTATGAAACTCAGGAAGTCAGCATTGACCTTGACGAAGTGGAGGATAAAAACATCGATTTAAAGGGCGTTAGCATCACTTCTAACGGCACTTTTGAACTTCAACTCCCACGTACCAAGGCAAAGGTAGAAATCAAGAATCTGACGAGTCTGGACGAAACTGAGTTACTTAAGAAAGCAGAACAACGGGCAAAGCATAACTTACCCGAAACACCGGCAACAGATCGCCTTCGTCAAATGA